CGGATTATCTTCGTCTGCAGGTAAATTTAAAATATCTTTATATTCTTGGCTGTCTACTAGTTGTTTTAATTTTAATCTATATAAATGTGGATACCAAGTTTGACTGAATCCTTCTGCTGCGCGATTAACATCTTCTACCACATAAAATCGTTTTAATGCCACGTCAAAATCATTCAATGCATACTCATCCTTCAAGTGTGGCAATTCAATTACATCACCGCTTATAAATTTTCTGCCTAATGTTTTTACACTGCTGTTGATATGAACAGTTAGAAAAATCATATCGTTGCTTAAAAATATACCAAATTGACTTAGATCAAAATCGGCATCTTGCACATTGTAGTGCCCACGCATGGTGTAAACATCTTCATCGTATTTTCTGTCTCTGTTTTCTAGAAACAGCAAATCTTGTATGTTCTTTACACTAACATTAGAGTATTGTGGTTTATCAGCTGTAGCATCGTCGTCGCTTGCTAATTTTGGACCTAGATACTTATGCACAACTACATCTGTTCCACCTACAGTGAATTGTTCAAAGATAATATTATCTAAAAAATCGTAGTCGTTACTTTTATCCGGTCTGTATAAACTTAATCGTGGCATACTATATTTATCGACACGATAAATACTATTGGAGATAAATCATGGCCGATACAACTACAGAAAAGCAAGAAATATTCAATTATGTCAACACCTTTTTAGGTGGCGGCATGGTAGACGTTGAACTTGATCCAATACATTATGATACAGCTTTAGGCAAATCATTAAGCAAATATAGACAGCGTAGCGAAAACAGTGTTGAAGAAAGTTATATAACTTTACCGTTTGAACAAGATAAAAATGAATACATACTGCCTCAAGAAATTATTGAAGTAAGAAAAATTTATAGGCGCAGTATTGGCAGTAGATTAGGCGGTAGTGCAGATGGCGGCAGTTTGTTTGAACCGTTTAACCTAGCATATACCAACACCTATTTGTTAGCAGGTAGTGGTATAGGCGGCTTGGCTACATATGATTTCTTTGCCCAGCAACAAGAATTAATAGGACGCATGTTTGGTAGCTTTATTGAATTTACATGGAACACAAGCAACAAAAAATTAACTATATTACAGCGTCCAAGAGCCGACGAAGAAGTGTTGTTATGGTGTTACAATTATAGACCAGATTTTGAGTTATACAAAGATTACAAGGCATTTCAATGGATAAAAGATTACACACTTGCTAATTGTAAATACATGCTCGGAGAAGCACGTAGTAAGTTTTCAACTATTGCCGGACCTGGTGGCGGCACTACACTAAATGGCGATGCCTTAAAAGCAGAAGCACAGCAAGAAATGGAAAAACTAGAACAAGACTTAGCCATGGCTGTTGCAGGCGGAACAGGATACGGCTTCCTAATTGGTTGACAAACAATAAATTTTCGCATAATATAAGCTATGAATAAAAAGAAACTGTTGGTAATCGGGCATGGCAGACACGGTAAGGACACTGTCTGTGAAATATTACGTGATAAGTATGGTTATAGTTTTGAAAGCAGCAGCGCATTTTGCTCTAAACTTTTTATCTATGAGCAACTTAAAGATAAGTATGGTTATGATAATGAAGCACAATGTTACGCCGACAGGCATGCTCACAGAGCAGAATGGTATGATGCTATCTGTGATTATAATGAAATTGATGGAGCTCGCTTAGGTCGAGAAATTTTTAAAGCTCACGATATATATTGCGGGTTACGCAACAAACGTGAATTTTTTGCTATGCAAAACACTGGTGTTTTTGATTATTGTATTTGGGTCGATCGTAGTGACCATCTGCCACCAGAAGGATCTGACAGCATGAGTCTTAAACAATGGATGGCAGATTTTACCATTGATAATAATTCTAACTTATCTAGTTTGGAATTTAATGTAGATCAACTGATAGATTATTTACACAGTTAAACACGTATTTTACGGTTCAAAACCCCCTTTTCTCCACTGATCAGCTAAATAATAGTAATAATGACCCATAGGAGATTAAAACAATGGTAGGATTAGTATCACCAGGCGTTCAGGTAAATGTAATTGACGAGAGCTTTTACACCCCGGCCGAACCTGGCACAACACCACTTATTTTTGTAGCAACAGAACAAAATAAATTAAACGGAGCAGGAACAGGTGTAGCTGAAGGAACCCTTAAAGCTAATGCTGATAAAGTTTACTTGATCAGTTCACAAAGAGAACTTGTTGAAACTTTTGGAGATCCGAAGTTTATAACTGATGCTAATAACAACCCAATTCACGGGGGTGAACAAAACGAATACGGATTGCAGGCAGCATACTCATATTTAGGTGTAAGCAACCTTGCTTATGTAGTTAGAGCAGATGTTGACCTTGCAGCTCTTAATGCAAGTGCAATTCCAACAGCAGCCGATCCAACTGATGGCACATATTGGTTAGATACCGAGTCATCAACTTACGGATTTTTTGAGTGGAACGGCGCAAGTATATTAACAGCAGGCGGTCAAACTTTTACAAACAAAGTTCCGCTTGTAATCACAGACGAAACACAGTTAGTAGGAAATACTGCAACCAGTAGACCAAAAGGGTCAGTTGGTGCTATTGGCGATTATGCCTTGGTTGCAACCACAAATGTTGTTAAAGCATATTACAAATCTCCAGGTAATGCCACAGGCTTAACAGCTGGGCAATGGGTAGAATTAGGAAGCGCAAATTGGAAAGCAAGCTGGCCTGTTGTAACAGCAACAAATCCAAACGTAACTATTACAGCTGGTGATGCATTTGATATTACAACAAATGGCGGTTCAATTACTGTAACTGCTACAGGCGACCTTACACAATTTGTAACTGACATTAATACAGCTACAGCATCGGCATCGAATGGTGTAAGTGTAGCACTAATTGATGGTAAACTAGAATTTTATGTCGATGGCAGTGACGGAGAAATGACACTAGCTGATGGTAACAACACGCCTCTAGATACACTCGGTATCACAGCTGGACAGTATGTTACTCCAAGATTAGAAATTGCACCTCACACAGAAGTGCCAGAATACAAAACTAATGACACTACACCAAGACCAACAGGTTCTTTCTGGATTAAAACAACCGAACCAAATCTAGGTGCTCGTTGGAGAGTAAGACGTTGGAACGAAGATACTGAACTTTGGGATAGTAAAGATTCACCAATTTACGATTCAAACGTAGATGCTCTTTATGAATTAGATCGTTCTGGTGGTGGATCAAATCTAACAATAGGCGATTTATATATCCAGTCAAATGTTGCAGCTGATACAAGTCCACTAGGCACATTTAAAATCTTTGTTAGAAATGCTACTGGAGCAACCACAGTAACAACAGGCAAAATTGATACAACTACATTTACAACAGGAGCTAAGTCATTTGATATTAGCGAAAGTGATGCAGGTTCAACAACAATGAGCGCTGCTCAAACTGCAACATTTACAGCGACAGGAAGTTCAGATGATGCCGATTTAATGGCAGAAGCAATCAACGCACTAAACTTTGAAAACATTGTTGCAAGCGTTGATAGTCAAAGCAGAGTTACTATTACACACAGAGATGGCGGTGAAATACACTTTGTAGATACCAGCAATGCGCTAACAGATGCAGGCTTCACACCATATGATACTGTTGCTCTTACAGGCACACTAAACCTATATTGGCAAGATGGCGCAAGCGGCAGCAACCCAGAGCAATACAAAGCATCTCTTTGGAAGCCATTAACATATGTAGCCAGCGAAGATGCTCCAACAGCATTAGCAGCAGACGGTGCATTATGGTATAGCAGCGTTATTGACGAAGTTGATATTATGGTCCACAACGGTGAAAAGTGGGTAGGACTATTATACGATGGTGCATCAGGGCAAAGCAATATTGCAAGTCCTTACTACAATGTAGATCCAGCACAAGCGCCAGATCCAGCAGGACCATTTGTAAGAGTTACAGCACCTGAAGACGGTGATCGTTCTGATGGTGGAAATTTAGTTGATGGCGATATTTGGATTAGCACAGCAGATATTGAAAACTATCCATTAGTATATCGTTATAATGCCACATTAGCTGAATGGATTCAATTAGATGCAACAGATCAAACAACTGAAAATGGCGTATTGTTCGGCGATGCACGTTACAACACTAACGGCGCTAACAGCGACGAGCAGGGTGACATTGCTGACTTGCTAACAACCGATTATGTTGATCCAGATTGTCCAGATCCGGCACTATATCCAAAAGGTATGCTATTATGGAATCTACGTAGAAGCGGATTTAACGTGAAACGTTTCGTTCGTAACTATATTGATACTGCACAAGATAACCCACAATACGGCGCAGGCGATGGCGAATCAATGATAAACTATTATCCACATCGTTGGGTAACCGAGTCTGCCAACCAAGCAAACGGTAAAGGCAGCTTTGGCAGATTATCGCAACGTGCAGTGGTTGTGCAGCAGCTACAATCATCGGTCAACAGCAACCAAGATGTTAGAGACGAAGAAAGACGTGTATTTAACTTGATTGCTACGCCTGGTTATCCAGAGCTTATTGGCGAGATGATAAGTCTAAACTACGACAGAAACTTAACAGCGTTTGTTGTAGGAGATACTCCAGCAAGACTAACTCCAGATGCAACTTCATTAAATGATTGGGCAACAAATGCTGCACTAGCAGTTGAAGACAACGATCTTGGATTAGTGAGCAGAGATGAATACATGGGTGTTTGGTATCCATGGGGCTTCACTAGTGATAATGCAGGAAACAATGTAGTTGTTCCTCCAAGTCATATGGTGCTAAGAGTAATAGCATTGAATGACCAAGTTGCTTATCCATGGTTTGCACCAGCAGGAACAAGACGAGGCGGTGTGACAAATGCAAGCAGTGTTGGTTATGTCAATTCCGAAGGAGAATTTGTAAGTATATCACTTAACGAAGGTCAGCGTGATACGCTATACACTCAAAACGTCAACCCAATTACATTCCTTGTAGGTGCAGGGCTTGTAGTATTTGGACAGAAGACTCGTGCAAGAAATGCAAGTGCTCTAGATAGAGTAAACGTAGCAAGACTTATTATTTACATGAGAAGTCAGCTTACTAAACTTGCTAAACCGTATCTGTTTGAACCAAATGACAAAATTACAAGAGACGAAGTAAAACAAGCAGTAGAAAGTTTACTAGTTGAACTTGTAGGACTTAGAGCACTTTACGACTTCTTAGTTGTATGTGACGAATCAAACAACACTCCGGCAAGAATCGACAGAAACGAACTTTACGTTGATATTGCAATTGAACCAGTAAAAGCAATTGAATTTATTTACATTCCGTTGCGTATTAAGAACACTGGTGAAATTTCAGGATTGTCTGCTTAAACATTATATCATGAGAGGGCAAAAATTAAATGCCCTCTCAAATGATAAATACTTGTGAATAGGAGAATATATTAAATGGCAATCTCAACACTTACTAATATTACAGTTCCATTAGCAAACGATACAAGTGCTAACAACCAAGGCTTGTTAATGCCTAAATTACAGTATCGTTTCCGTGTTACACTAGAAAATTTTGGTGTTTCGGCTGATACACAGGAACTTACAAAACAAGTTGTTGACGTTAGTAGACCAAACGTTAACTTTGAACAAATGACACTTGATGTGTATAACTCAAAAGTATTTCTTGCAGGTAAACATACTTGGCAGGAAGTTTCACTTAACCTAAGAGACGATGTTAACGGCAACGTTCAAAAAATGGTTGGTGAACAATTACAGAAACAATTTGATTTCTTTGAACAAGCAAGTGCAGCATCAGGACAAGATTATAAATTCTTAATGCGCATGGAAATACTAGATGGCGGTAATGGAACAAGCACACCTAATGTTTTAGATACATGGGAACTATATGGTTGTTACTTAACCAGCGCAAATTACGGAACACTAGATTATTCTCAAAGTGCTCCAGTGCAAGTTGAACTTAGCATTCAGTATGATAACGCTGTTCAAACACCAAACGGAACAGGCGTAGGAACTCCAGTTCCACGTAACCTTAGCTCGCTAGCAACTGGCGCAGGCTAATTATAAAGAGATTGCCGTGATAAAAGGAGCCCCTGAGGCTCCTTTTTTTATAATATACGCATTTAAAAAATAAGATAAATATTAATATGACAAACTCGGCACAATTTGATAACTTACAAAATATTGGGTCAAACAAAGGGTATGTAGGTGACTATGCTCATGCTGCTGCTTTATACCTACGTGCAGGATATAGACTTGCTCCTAAAACAAAATTTCTTTATCATGTTAACATTGGTATTAATCCAAGTGCATTAAAGTCTTTGGGTGCGGCAGGTAACTTCCTACAAAACAATAAAAAAGAATTAAATTTACTAGTAAGCACTGTGGAACTGCCACGATTTACTGTAGACACTGATACAAAAAATCAGTATAACAGAAAGAAAATTATACAAAGACGCACACGTTACGATCCAATACGTATGACGTTTCATGACGATAGACAAGGTAACACAACACTTTTTTGGGAAGCATATTTTAGATATTATAACCAAGATCCAAATTATACGTCACGTTTTGCATTTCCTCCAAACAACATGTATTCTGGAGGACTAAGAAGATATGGTTTAGATAGAACCAACAGATTAAACACCCCCTTCTTGCAATATATAACAGTGTCTCAATTGTATAGCATTCAAGGATCGCACGAGTTTACAGGATTTACTTTGATTAATCCAATGATTACCAATTGGGAACATGACGAAATGGATCAAAGTAACGGAAACACTTTTGCTAGAAACACACTGTCAATTGAATATGAAAGTGTATCTTACGAGAGAGAACAAAGCGGAGAAGATAGTCCTCCTGGCTTTAGAGATCCTGCTTATTATGATACAGGAAAAAGTAAACTGTCTACTAATATTCCTGGCACACAAGGCCGTTTTACAACAGGCAATCTATGGGCAGACTTAACAAACGGCAATAGAGACCTGGGCACTCTTTTAAACGCATTTAGATTTATCAATCAAGATCTGCCTACAAACAACACAGGATTTAATATTCCGTCGGGACAAACAAATATTTTAGCAAGTGTTATAGGTGGTGCAAGTAGTTTTGCTTTTCCTAGATCTTCAAATTATAACGAACTTACACAGACATTGCAAAAAGTTTCAGATTTTTCAAATGTGTTGAGTGCATTAACAAATAGCGAAGTTAGAGACGAAGCAAGACGAAATCCTGCATTTGCAGCAGAGCTAGGACAATCTGCAATCAATCTTTTGCCTCCTAGTTCTTTTACAGCATCTTTACAACCTGTAGTAACGTCAATTGGTTTGCTAGGCAGTGTAAACGAGAGAAACGCCGCATATAACAATTTAAGCTCTAATCAAAGACAGAGTTGTGTAAATACTGCTGTATCTAATGTGTCAACATTACGAGCAAGGTTTTAACAATGAGTAGTATAACAGATCCTAGTATAAATCCAGAAACAAATCCTAATAATCCTAAAGGTAGTGTAAAAGCATTCTTTGACAAGTATTTTGTCAAAACAATCAGTATGAATGCAAACGAAGTAGATAGTGTTGTTGGATTTTTTGAAAAGAGAGGTTTTGACAAGCAAAGCGCAATTGCGACAGCAAGTGTTTTGCTACAACAGGCTAAAATAGATAATGTAAAAGTTTTTAGTCTACTGGATACACTTAGAGGTTTAGACGATGTTCAGATCAGTCAGCTTGTAGCAACCGTGCTTAACAGCAATAGAAGTGCAGTCAGTGGATTAGGCTATAAATTAAACGCAGACTTTATTACCAAAGAACAGAGAAATATTAAACTCTAATGTCACGTTTTGCGCAAGGAAAATATACACCCAAGAATCCTGACAAGTATGTAGGAGGACGTAGTCCTACTTATAGAAGCAGTTGGGAATTTGCGTTTATGAGATTTTGCGACACAAATGAGAATGTAAGCAAATGGGCAAGTGAAGCAATCAAGATTCCTTATCGAAATCCATTGAGCGGTAAATTTACAATTTATGTTCCAGACTTTTTTATTGTATATGCAGATAAAAATGGAAAGCAACACGTTGAATTAATAGAAGTTAAACCTGCGAATCAAACCATCCTAGAAAAAACAGGAAAAAGTAGAGCTAATCAATTACATTTTGCAGTAAATCAAGCCAAATGGGCAGCAGCAAGAGCATACTGTAAACAAAAAGGAATGATGTTTCGTGTGGTAAACGAAGGAGATATTTTCCACCAAGGCAAGCGCAGATAAATAATAGTAGTATTTAATGGACTACAACAATGACAAAGAAACTTGAAGAAATGTTAAATTTGCCAGAAAACAAAGACTTACCAGAGCAAGAGCCGGAAGTCGAATTACCAGCAGAACATGAATCTACCTTTAGAGACATAGAAGAATTTGATAAGATAGCCAGTGCGCTGCCTACTGTAAAAGGCTTAGGAGACATGGCAGACAAAGAACTCAACGAAGTTGCAAACAAAGCAATGAGTGCATATGAGGATCTAATGGACTTAGGCATGAATGTTGAAAGTCGATATAGTGGAAGAGTTTTTGAAGTTGCTGGCACTATGTTGAAAACAAATCTAGATGCAAAAGTTGCTAAACTAGATAAAAAACTCAAAATGGTTGAGCTACAACTTAAAAAAGAAAAAATGGATAGAGACAGTGGCCCAGGAGATGGAGACATTGTAAACGGTGAAGGCTATGTTGTAACAGATCGCAACAGTTTGTTGGAAAGACTCAAGGGCCTTGATAAAGATAAATAGCATATGCGAGTAAAAGAAGTAATCATAGAAGGTTCTGATATTGCTTTACTATATCATTCTACTTCATATACACATGCAGCAGGTATCCTAAAGGACGACGGCTTCAAAGGCGGGACTGTTGATGGTAATGGACGTATATCAAGAGACAGTTATATAAGTTTTAGTAGATCTCCTAGCAATATGTATAATAGAGGTAATATAAATTTAGGCGTTACTTTTGAAATAAATCAGGAAAAATTAGAAAAGATATTACAATCTGGAGCAGATGCAGATACATCTGGAAGACAATACGGATTAAAGCCTTTTGTATTCCATCCCAAATACGTTGACGAACTTGAGACAAGATGTGACATGAAAGGCTGTGAAAAACTAAAAAATTTAAAAAAATTTGTAAGAGCTATACATGTCTTGTCGCCCGACAGTGTAAAAATTATTGCTGATGCCGAAGCAGGCTTAAAGGATATTCCTGCGGTAGAATTAGTAAACATGAAGAAACATGCAGAAAAACGTGCTGCTATGGCAGATGATGTTTTAAAACTGGCTGCACAAAAAGGCTTGCGCACACATGTATATTTAAATCGCGCTGATTGGTTGAATAAACGCATTGACAAAAGTTTCACACCACAAAGAGGCAAACCGTCAAAAATATGGCGAATAGTAAAAGCCCTAGTCAAGCGTAATATTGTTGGGGCAGTTAGGATAGCAAGAGATAAATAGTATATAATAGGATCCTTAGATATGAAAAATTTTGCTGATTATTTAACTGAGTCAAAAAAGACTTATGAATTTAAAATTGGAATTGCAGGCGAATTGCCTGAAGATTGTGCAAACACAATGGAAACAGCCATGCAAAAGTTTGGTTGCATTAAGTTATCAGATGGTAAGAAAACACCAATACAAGAACGTCCATTGGATTTTCCACAGTTGGAAAATATGGAAGTTACATACTTTGAAACTGAATGCACATATCCAACTACTCCTCAAGTATTGCAATATTACTTAGGACAATGCACAGGTATACCACAAAGCAATATTATTGTTCGTAGTCCAAATGAGCAACAAGAATTATATCAGCAAGAAGAAAAAGAAGAAGAATACACAGCAAAATTGACAATTGAAGACATGGGCGGCGAAAGCGCTCAAGAGTCTGTTGGCGGCAACCGTGTAATGGATCTATTAAAAGAATTAGAAACTGCTCGTAGCGAAAGAAGCAACGACTATGTAGGCGACGGTCCTGTTGGAGAAAGCAGCGACATAGGTGATGCTGAAAACTCTAAAAGCACCATAGGAGCATAAAATGACAAAAATAAATGAAGAAATTAATATCAGCGGTAGTGCAGAAGAACTGCTACGTCTAATGAAGCTAGCCGGTGCCGATGATGCAAAACCAGTGGATGCAGGCGATATCAGCAGTCATACTCATGCAGAGCCAGAAACAGGCGGTTGCGGTAGTTCGTCTGAGGACATGGGCGATTACATACGCATGGTATCTACAGAAGAAGAAGAAGTTGACGGCGACTTTCAAGACGCTACAACAGAACCAGATGAAGATTATACAATGGACGTGAGTGCTAGCATACCAGCTGGAAACGATTTAAATCGCAAAAAGGATTTAAGAGCAATACGTGTTAAAGATCCAGCAGTAACACTTGAAGACAAGCTACGTGCAGAATTAAAAGGTGTGTTAGCTGAAAAAATGGCAGCGTTACAAGAACACGATGATGCACCAGATTGGGTTAAAATTTTTACGCCTGGAGTAGCAAGAGCAATGATGGGTCATCCAGACTTTAAAACAATGTCATCTGACCAAATGCGTCTTCCAGGAACAAGCGGTAACAACCCCGGAATGTTTTACAAGCCAGATGAACTAGCAATGCCAGAGCCAGAATTAGATAATCCACTAGCAAGAATGATAAGCAAACTTTATGCTGCTGGCGAAATTACACATGACGAATACGAAGACAGTATGGAAAAAATACAATCCTATACCGGAGATCCAGAAGACTTTAAATGGTCAGGGCATAACGAGTCAACAGATGTGTGTGAGAAATGCGGAAAAGAAAGCTGGAGAACATTAACCGACGAAGAAATAGAAGAAGGCGAACGTCACGGTAACGACAGCATGTATGACAAATGCTGGGACGGTTTCGAACGGGTGCCAGGAACAACACGAGGCGAAAAAGGTTCGTGTCAGAAAAAAACATAAACATTCCCCCCAGAACTCAATAGCGCCTAAGGGCGCTATTTTTTTGATTAAATACAGTATGAGTAAAAGTTTAGACGGTGTTTTAACCAAAAAAGCAAATCAAAGAGAAACCTACACAGAAGATCAGATACAAGATCTTGTTAAGTGCATGGATCCTGATGTAGGCTACTTGCACTTTGCTAGACACTTTGCACACATACAGCATCCTATACAAGGCAAACTTTTGTTTGATCCATATGAGTATCAGCTAGGACTCATGCACAGTTACCACACTTATAGATTCAACATAAACATGATGCCTAGACAAACAGGCAAAACTACTTGTGCTAGTATCTATCTTGCTTGGTATGCAATGTTCAAACCTGATCAAACTATTCTGATTGCCGCACACAAATACACAGGTGCGCAAGAAATCATGCAGCGCATACGCTACGTGTATGAGTTGTGTCCTGACCATATACGTGCTGGTGTAACAAGCTACAACAAAGGCAGCATCGAATTTGAAAATGGATCTCGTATCATCAGTCAAACAACCACAGGAACTACAGGACGTGGTTTGTCTATTTCATTATTATACTGCGACGAGTTTGCATTTGTGCAGCCTAATATTGCAGAAGAATTTTGGACTTCAATATCACCTACGCTAGCAACAGGTGGTCGTGCTATTATTACCAGCACACCTAACAGTGACGAAGATACGTTTGCAACTATTTGGAAACAAGCAGAACAAAAGTTTGACGAGCATGGTAATGAAAGCGATGTTGGTATAAACGGATTTCACGCTTTCAAAGCACACTGGAGTGAACATCCTGACAGAGATGAAGAATGGATGAAGAACGAAATCGGTCGTATTGGCGAGGAAATGTTTAGACGAGAATACGAATGCGAATTCTTGGTATTTGATGAAACATTGATCAACAGTATTAAATTAGCAGCAATGGAAGCAAGAGATCCTATAGTAAAAATGGGAGAGGTGCGCTGGTATAAAAAATTAGATAGCAAAAAGTCTTATGTAGTAGGCTTAGATCCTGCAATGGGCACAGGAGGAGATTTTGCTGCAATACAAGTTGTAGAATTACCAACATATGAACAAGTAGGAGAGTGGCAGCATAATACAACTGCTATACCAGGACAAGTAAGGGTATTGAGAGATGTATGTTCATACATTTACGAGCAGACTAACTCAAATAACATTTATTGGAGCGTTGAAAACAATGGCATTGGAGAAGCTGCTCTGTTAGTAATACAAGATTTTGGAGAAGAAAATATACCAGGATTGTTTATTAGCGAACCTATACGTAAAGGGCATGTGCGAAAGTTCCGCAAAGGATTTAACACTACGCATGGCAGCAAAACTACAACCTGCGCAAGATTAAAAACCATGGTTGAAAATGACAAGCTGATTGTCAACAGCAAACCTTTGCTCAGTGAGCTTAAAGCATACATTGCATCGGGCAGTAGTTTCCAAGCCAAGCCAGGACACAATGACGACCTTGTTAGCAGTCTTTTATTAACACTAAGAATGATGACAGTAATGAAAGATTGGGATCCTACAGTGTATAATACGTTTAGTCAAATTGAACATGAAGATGATTATGAGATGCCAATGCCGATCTTTATAAGTAGCAATTATTGATAAATAACATATAATGATAAAATTAGATAAAATAGCAGAACAATTGTTTAACAAAATTCGTGGCCGCTTTCCAAAAGTAACTATTGGAGATAGCGAAGGCAACGTTACCAATGAACCTGACTTGGCAAGATACTTTGATTTTGATTATATCATAGGAGAAGACACAAGTTTAGGAAATGTTAGTATTAGTTTAGATGAGGAAGAAGGCCTTGTTGTCATGTTCAGCAAAGATTTTGTTGAAGGCAGCTATGGTTCAACAAAAAATGACTGGTATAATTTTTTAAAGGAAATGAGACAATTTGCTAAAAAACGTCTAATGAAATTTGAAGTGAGAGATTTAAACAGATCAAACCTCACAAGAAGAGATTACCAATTTTTAGCACAGAACCGCCCTGGAGATAAAACAATGTCAGAATCAAGAATGTATGGAACAAACAAAACCAGTTTCCAAAAAATAGGAAAGGCAAAACTCAGCATAAAGCACTCGGCGCCTATTAACATGGAAAATGCAAACAGTAGAACTGGAAAAATATCCAGCATTTTTATTGAATCTCCTGATGGTGAAAAATTTAGATATCCATACAAGCATTTAAGTGGTGCTAGAGCTCTTGCTCGTCATGTTGCAGAAGGCGGACATGCATATGACGATTTCGGCAAGCACATTACTAATCTAAGCGGAGAAATGGCTAAACTGCGCAAATTTAATACATACATGAATCGCAGTAGTGTAATGGCCGAAGCATTACAAGAATATACCGATGTTGTAAAAGAACGTGTTAACAGTATTAAAAAAGAAATTCAAAACTTACAAAAAGAATCTTATTATAAAACTGCATTAGAAAATTTTGAACCTAGTATAGTTGAAGATGTGCCTACTGATATATCTGATGCATGGGTTGAACAACTTACAGTGAAGCAATTTAACGAAGAACTAAAAGATGTATTTCCTTACATATACAATCTAGTAGGGGAAACTAAAGTTCAAGATATTACACTTGAAGATATTATCAGTGAGTCAGACGCCCATACAGTGCAAAGAGGCGAAACCGTAGCAACTATTGCAAAAAGAACAGGTGCAAGCGTTGACGAAATTATTAGACTGAACAATTTAGATGCAAATGCAACAATATATCCAGGACAAAAATTAGCTTTGCCTGCGACAGGTGTTACCGAAGAAATTGGCATAGACGATGTAACTAAAACAGGCAGTATAGATAAACTAGAAGGTCCTGCTGCAACTGTAAAAATTAGACCAGGAATGACACTGTTTGCTATTGCAAAAATGTTTAACGATTTAAACAATCACGGTGGCGACATTAACGACTTTGTCAAAGAGATAATGCAGGCAAATGGTATAATAGATCCACGCAAATTACAAGTAGGCGATGTAATTGATATTCCATATTCAATGGGAACAAATGCAAGAGGATCAAGCAGAGGCTTACCACCAGGAGGGTTTACTGCATATGAAACAGCAGTAGATGAAGCAATCGACAATTTAATGGGACAATTTGCTGAACCAGTAAACGAAGCAAGAGCATGTAATTGCAATGAAGATTGTGCTTGTGGTGGTAATTGCACACCAAGTTGTAATTGTGGGCCAGGATGCGGTTCAGTTAACGAATCCATAAATGAGCACGATACAGGCATGCAATTGAATACCGAAAAAGTCCAAGATCTAATCAACCGATTTGTTGCATGGGCAAACAAAGAAACACCGCCGCCAGCAGATGTAGACCCTGAAGATGTAGAGGCTTCTATACGTTTTAGTGACATAACTCCTATGAGTGAAATAAGTCAAGATATTTGGGACACTGCACACGAACTAGCAGGCGAAGGTGTGGTAACGCTTGAACATTGGGATAAAGCAACAGAACAGGTTATTAATGCTTTACCCGAAGACGAGCAAGCATTTGTTAGACAACAATTAAATGTTCCTGATCCAACAGATTCAAAAGGCAATGTAGACATTAAGAAGCTGCCCGCAGAGTTTGCCAAATGGTTCAAGAAACTACAAAAATGGGCAGCAGAATCATACAAAAATCTAGGATTCAATCCTTATGATGATGCAGAATCAGACGAGGAACATGAAGAATACCCGGATGCAATACGTAGACTAGGCGAGGAAAACCATACTGACGCTGATTACTCAAAATTAATTGATAGATTAACCAAACTATTAAAAAAAGCCGAAGCAGCAGGTGATAAAGAAAAAGCAGAAAAAATAAAAGCAACAATAGACAGCTTGATGCCTAATTATGGCATCGAAGATCCACGGGGAGCAGCATATACACATATAGGACCTGGAACTGTATTAAGTCACAGCATGTATAGCGAAGGCATAGATAAAAAACTTCCAATTAGTGAATTTATATTGAGCTACTTTGATAGGCATACAGGTCAGTTTCCAAAAGGCGAAACAGCCGTATTAACAATGGTAGAAAAAGAATACGGCGAAAACTTTATTAAACCAGCTCAAGCGTTCATAGAACAAGTTCACAACAAAGTATCAGAGGTAATGGGATATAAAGATAACGATTTAGAAGAAGGGTTTGATCCAGAGCATTTTGACGACGAAGTTGAAATGGAAATACCAGGCGACGACGGTGAAATGGATGATGCAACTATTAGTTACACAGCTACAATAATAGATGGTAAACCTGTAGTTCACCCTAGATCAATTCGTGCATCTGCACATGGTAACAATCCAAATGCAAAACTAGCTAACGATGACGAGACTGCAACATACATAGCTCAACAAGATAAAGAAGTTTTAGCTACTTTACAACAACATGCAGAAGAGTTGTGGGCAGAGCGAGACAACGACTACAAAGGCGGTTATGGCGAAAGCGAAGAACTAAATAGAATTACATCGTTAGCCGGTTTAAGATAATCGGCTAACTATTTGAAATTTTGTCAAAAAAATAGTTGACAAGATAAATAAACTTGTGTAGTATAAGAATTGTGCTACACATATTAGGCACAAGCACATAGGCAATATATAAGGAGGCATAACTATGGCATCATTAGCAGAAATTAGAGCAAAGCTCAAAGAACAAGAAAATCGTTCAAGCGGTGGCAACACAGGCGGTGGCGATAACGCAATTTACCCATTTTGGAATATGAAAGAAGGCGAGCAGGCAACACTGCGTTTCTTGCCTGATGGCGATGATTCAAACACTTTCTTCTGGAAAGAGCGTTTGATGATTAAACTTCCATTTGCTGGAGTTAAAGGTGAGACTGATTCACGTCCAGTTCAAGTGCAGGTTCCATGTATGGAAATGTATAGCGAATCGTGCCCAATTCTTCAAGAAGTTCGTGGTTGGTTTAAAGATCCATCACTAGAAGATATGGGTCGTAAGTATTGGAAGAAGCGTAGTTATATCTTCCAAGGTTTTGTTGTTGATGATCCACTAAAAGAAGATTCGCAACCAGAGAATCCAATTCGTCGATTCATTATTGGTCCACAAATCTTCCAACTTATCAAAGCAGCACTAATGGACCCAGACATGGAAGAACTGCCAACAGATTACACTGCTGGTGTAGATTTCCGTTTGTCAAAAGGAACCAAAGGCGGTTACGCAGACTACGGCGCAAGTAATTGGGCACGTAGAGAGCGTCCACTAGGTGATGCAGAGATGGCAGCAGTGAACACACACGGCTTGTTTAATCTCAATGATTTCCTTCCTAAAAAGCCAGGCGAGGTAGAACTAAAAGTTCTTACCGAAATGTTTGAAGCAAGTGTTGATGGTGAAGCATATGATGCCGATCGTTGGAGTCAATATTTCCGTCCAAGCGGCATGGCAGCTCGAACTGGTGACCCTGTAGCAGCACCAGCAGCAGCACCAGCAGCAGCACCAGCTCCTGCGCCAACTCCTGCGCCAGCAGCAACAGATGATATTCCGTTTAAGTCAAACGAGGAAGTTGCAGCTGAAACAGCAGCACCTGCAGAAGAGTCAGCAGGCGGCGCACAAGACATTCTAGCAATGATTAGAGCACGCCAAGGACAATAATAGAAAGGGCTTCGGCCCTTTCCTTTACTTTTTAGAATAGGAGATAATATGGCTACTAAGGCATTCGATCCTTCCAAGTTTCGAAATTCATTAACAAAATCTATTAAAGGTATGAGTGCAGGCTTTAACGATCCATCAGATTGGATTAGCACAGGCAACTATGCACTTAACTATCTACTAAGTGGTGATTTCCGTAAAGGTATTCCTCTTGGTAAAGTAAGCGTGTTTGCAGGCGAATCAGGTGCAGGCAAGTCTTACATTGTGTCCGGCAATATTGTTAAATCGGCACAAGAGCAAGGTATTTTTGTTGTTCTTATTGACAGCGAAAATGCACTAGACCAAACATGGCTAGAAGCATTAGGTGTTGACTGTGATGACAGTAAACTACTTAAACTTAACATGGCAATGATTGACGATGTTGCTAAGACTATTTCAACATTTATGGACGACTATCGTGCAATGGACGAAGATGATCGTCCTAAGGTGTTGTTTGTTGTAGACTCATTGGGTATGTTAATGTCACCAACTGAAGTAAATCAGTTTGAAGCAGGTGATATGAAAGGCGATATGGGTCGTAAGGCAAAAGCACTAAAAGCATTGGTTACTAACTGTGTGAATATGTTTGGTAGTTACAATGTTGGTATGTGTGTTACTAATCACACTTATGCATCGCAGGATATGTTTGATCCGGATGATAAGATTAGTGGCGGTAGTGGCTTTGTGTATGCAAGTTCAATGGTTGTTGCTATGAAGAAACTAAAACTCAAAGAAGATGCTGATGGTAACAAAACTTCACAAGTGCATGGTATTCGTGCAGCGTGTAAGGTTATGAAAACACGTTATGCTAAACCGTTTGAAGCAGTGCAAGTAAAAATTCCATACGAAACAGGCATGGATCCATATTCAGGTATGTTTGATTTGCTTGAAGCAAAAGGCTTGCTTGAAAAACAAGGTAACCGTTACAAGTATATTGATAGTAACGGAGAAGAAACACTAGAATATAGAAAGAACTGGACAGGTGAACTACTCGAAATGATCATGGCCGATTTACCGCAAAAAGAAGAGCAAATGGTAAATATGGCTGAAGCGGACGAAGAAGTCGTGGATCATAACGAGGAGTTGCACGAGCATGAATGAAGAATTAGTTGCTGATATTTGGACTTTATTAAAACCGTTTCTAGATAAAAAGCAAGTAGAGCTTGCAGCTGAAAAATATGTTGATACACTAATCGATTACGGTATGGATGACACTCAGCTGCAAGACATACTTGGCATTGACAAAGATCTTGACTATGCTATAACGTATTATTTAGAAATGGATGAAGTAGATATTGATGAGGAGGATTGGGACGAGTAATGGCTGGATGGTATAGTCGAGTCAGCAGAGATATAAGTCAAATACCATCTGCTATACAGCATTTCGAAACAGAACTTGCTGCTGCAAAAGCAGAAGTAAAGTTAAAAGGCAATGTTGAAAAAGCAGCGGCAGAAATGCCGGGTATTGTAGAACATCGTTTTAATCAACTCCAAGAAATTGAAGCAATACTTGAATACATGAATATTGAGCTACGTAAACTGCGTAGCTCATTTTTCAAAAAATATCTTGAAAATTATCAACGTGCATTAAGTAGCCGTGACGTAGAAAAATACGTGGATGGCGAATCAGATGTATGTGATTACGAAAAAATTATTAATGAATTTGCACTGTTGCGTAACAAATGGTTAGGTGTTCTCAAGGCACTGGATCAAAAGCAATGGCAAATAACAAATATTGTAAAACTCAGAGTTGCAGGAATGGAAGACGCTACTTTGTAAATACCATATGAAAGTGGTATTAGTAACAGGCGGATTTGATCCACTGCACAGTGGACATATTGAATATTTTAAATCAGCAAAAGAACTAGGTGATCACCTTGTAGTAGGTGTTAACTCAGATGAATGGCTTGCTCGTAAAAAAGGCAGGCCTTTTATGCCTTTTGAAGAACGTTGTGCAATTATTAAAG